TTGAAAATGCTGGCTGAAAAGCATGATGTTGCAAACGCAAGTCTTTATCAGAGCATAATGGTTAAGGCTGTGGGCTTTTTGCGTGAAGACTTTGAAAACCTCTGGCTATACTACGACCCTGGAGATTCAAAATGGCACCGTGTAGGCTTGGCGGAAAATGAGATTTATGATGACCCATTAGCCTACGCATTAATAGGCTTATACGAGTATGAAGGCTGGAGCCTTTCATGCCAAAAAGTCTACAACTTCATAAATACGATTAGGGCTTCCGCATGGTATCCAGCTTACAATCCAGCTATCTGCTGGGCTGGCTACATAGACGTATTAACACGGTTTCCAGCATGCGACTACTATGATGCTGTTACAAGCGGAATCCTATGGAAAATCCGCAAACATCATGATAAACCAAGCTTCACTTTCAGCAAACAAATCATAGAAAAACATCAAAACGAGTTCATGTTCTGGGGCGTTAAACATACAGATTACAGTTATGTTGAGAATAAGCAGGCTATGGCTACAGTTTGCTGGCTCGGACTGCTATTCTTAAACTATGAAGAGCCACAAACACGCTTTACACAAATTTTGCGTTCAAAAGGCGAGAACATAACGCTTTATCCCATCAGAGAAGCAGCAGAAACCGTTTCTTACGGCGAAGGCATCGATATTGAAGCCATAGTTTCGCCAACTCGAGTTGAAGAAGTGCTTATAGAACCCGGCTACATAGTGAACGATTACCTCAACGTTTACACTTTCGCACCATTAAGGCAGCATGACAAGATAAGACGGAAAGGCGTGGACTACGAGGTTTTAGGCGTTCAAGCCCTCGATTTTGCTGGCGAAACAGCCTATTTTAAGGCTAATTGTAGGAGGCTCGTGGGGCAATGAGCGAAGTTGAGAATCCTGTGGACACGGTTGTCAGACTTCTGAGCAAAAACATGTGGGTTGTCAAAGAAGATGGTTCGCTTGCTTCCATACTTGTAAGTCGAGAATGGTATGACCGTGAACTCTTCAAAAATTATGATGGACAAATAACTGTTGGCTTATCTGAAAGCAGAGACACAAAAATCGACATGAGCGGAAGACTTCGCAGACGTATAGGCAGCTTACGTGTCAATGTTTGGAGCCAAGACATGCTTACACGCCAAAAAATGGTTGAAGAAGTAAACCGCATCGTGAGGCAAAACCGCAACAAGCCAAATGAGACACTTTATTATTTTAGAGGTGTTGGGCAAGCTTCTGGAAAGCATAAGGCTTATAGTGTTGGGGCTTCAGCAGAGCTTGCTCCTGGACACGCAAACTGGGTTGAGTTATCCGACTTGGATTATCAGAAAATCTGGTACAGCGATGACAACCGCCATTCAAAAAGCCACAACATAAACGGCGAATACGCCTTAATGCTTTTCCGCTTCAAAATTGATTCTCGAGAAAAGACCGTAAAGAAAGTTGTTTTGGCTTTTGAGGGCTATGGCACTGCTCCAGCAGGAAACGGCGTAACCATCAAGGTTTGGAATCACGCAGCCTTAGCGTGGCAAAACGCTCAGCAAGGAACGGGCGGAGCAGACGAAACAATCAGCATAACGCTCACGTCAAGCTTGACAGATTACATCGATGATTCTGGCTATGTTTGGCTTCTGGCAAGAACCACAAACCCAAGCGATGGCACAACACCAGCCATCCTACATTGTGATTATGTAAGCTGCACAGTCACAGTTAACGGCATCACATATTTGGATGTTGTCAGTTTTCGCGATGCTGACCGTGTTGACGTTAAACCCTTCATTTTCAGAACTGAATTCACCCTGAAATCATGGTCTTTTGAGGATATTGGAGGCGTGTTCTAAAATGGTAGAAACATATGGAGCGCATGAAAGCCGAATATACTATGTTGAAGAAGCCGCGTATGGACAGACCCCAGCAAACCCCGCAATGCTTGGCGTTCCAGCGGAAAACATTGATGCAGCCATAGACCCCTCAAACATAAAGGTTCGTGGAGTAGGCAGCATAGACTTACAAGGCATCAAAAAAGGACTGCGAAGCGTCAGCCTAAAAATCGCTTATCCACTGCCAAGCGAAGCTCCAATCAATTTTCTCCAAAACGCTAAAGCAGAGTTGAACAAGTCATTAAGCGTTCAAGTGCTTTATTACAAGGGAATATTCGCTTCAGCAACCGACATCATATCACTACTTTACACTGGTTGCAAATTCCATAAGCTAACGGTTGAATGCAGTATAGAAGACATTGTGAAAGCAACTGCAGAGCTGATTGGACAAGACTTGACGGTTGGAACATCAAAAATTAGCAGTGCAACATACGCAGATTATGCGGGAGCAGTGCCATTCTATGAAAGCTACGTCAAAAAAGGCACAAGCACGCTTGACCGCGTAACAGACTGGAAATTCACAATCGAAAACAACCTAAAACAAGTGCCAGTCATACGCACAACAAGCGGCTACCTACTAAAGTATCTGCCATACAGACACCGCAACCTAACAGGAGAAATAACCTTCGAGTTCGAAAGCAAAGAAGAGTTTGACGATGTCATTAACGACTCATCTTTTGACTTGGAGTTTGGTCTCGGCGACTCAAACAAAGCGGTCTTTTCCGGATGCAAGTGGGAAAACGTGTCTGCACCAGCACACATTGAGGATTTGGTTGCGTGTAAAGCTGGCTTCGTAGCTAAAGGCCCAGTAAACATAAGCTGAGATGGTGAAAATGGCTGTTGAAGTTAGTGTTTTGGAAAATTTCGGGCGAGAAGCTGAACTACGCAAGAAGTGGCTTCAGATGTGGGAAAAGCTTGGCGTTCGAATTCTCAAACTGCCAAAATGGATGCAGGAAATCGTATTGGAAGACGTAAACACAGCCATACGAAACCGTTTAGCTATCATGGAGATGATTCAAAATGCGAAAAGAAACCATTGAGCTTGACGAAAGATTCGGAAAGGAATACGCTGGACGCTACATCTTCAGCGAGATTACATGGGCTAAACGCAGCAGAATAATCCAAAAATACACACGTTACAGCCAACAAACAGGTCAAGTCGTAACAAGCGACTACGTAGCCATTCAAGCAGAAACCATAATGGCTTCACTTAAAGAACAGCCACCAAACAAGCCCATAACTCTCGAGAAACTCTTAAGCGAAGACGACGGCGTTCCCATCGAGCTTGGCGAATTATTCAGCCAAATAGTGAATAGACTTAATGCTGTAAGCCTCGAAGAAACCGCTTTTTTATCAGAGCCATCCGAAAACAAAAGCCAAACCAAACACTCACAGAGTTTAGGCTCTGCAAAGAGTTCGGGTGGACACCAAACCAGCTCGCTAAACAGCCAGCAAAAACAATCCAGCAGTTCATCGTCATCCTCAACGAGTTAGACCGTCAAATGGAGGAGGAAAAGCAGAAGGCGGAGCGTGAGGCGAAATGGCGGTCGAAATAACATGCGACGTGGAAGGAATTGAAGAGTTTAAACAAGCCATGCAACAGTTTGATTCAGCTATGCAAAGGCATGTGCATAGGCAGTTGGCAAGCTGGGTAGCAGATGTCAAAGCCTTAGCCAAACAGCTCGCTCCAGTAAGAACAGGACACTTGAGAAGCTCAATTTACTCGAAAATAAGCGAGTGGGTTGCTGAGATAGGCGCTGAAGCCACCTACGCCTTGTTTGTTGAGCTTGGCACACGCTACATGCAAGCTCAGCCGTATCTTTACCCGGCAATTCAAGAACATCTTCCACAGCTTGAGGCTATAATTTGCGAGGCTATTGACCAGGCTAAAGCGGGGGCAGGCTTGCAATGAGCTTCAGAGAAATCGCCGTTACCATAAGAGCGGTTAACCGTGCAAGCCATGAATTCACAAGAATCCAAAATGATGCTGAAGCTTTGAGTGTTCGCATAAAAAGTTTAGGTGCAGCAATCGCTGGCTTAGGGGCTACTGGAACAGCCATTGGACACATAGCTCATCAGTTTGGCTTATTGAATGATGAGCAAGCTCGTGTTTTCAATTCTGCAATGATGGTTATCAGCGTCATGGGCATGTTCATGCGAACAAGCTGGGGCTTAGCCGCAGCCCAGAAGGTTTATGCTGCAGCCTGCTGGCTGGCGACTGCCGGTCAGAACGCCTTGAACATTTCCTATGCGACCTTTCTCGCCCTAACTGGCATAGGCATCGGAGTTATCATAGCAGCAGCTGCAGCTATGGCTTATTTCGCAAGTCAAATGAATGCTGCCACGTCCAGTGTTCAGAGTTTCAATGGGGCTGCTGCAGAAACGCCTTCTCGTGGTCGTAGTATTCAACGTGCTGGAGAAGAGGAATTGCATAGGCGAGGTGTCGAGTAAATGAGCGTTGAAATTCCCAAGTGTGCCATTGCTTTTGGCAGTATTGGCGTTCCTCAAGGAGATGTAATCGATTTAAGGGTTCATCTTGGTTGCACGAAAGAAGTGAGCAGCTTCGAAGTGTTATTGCGGAATTGGGATGAGAAGTATAGCCCAGGCGGGACTTATCCGATTAACGTTGGCATGGATGGGCACATAGATATCGGAAGAGGCGCAAGTGTTCCGCAGATCATAACTTGTCGTGTTGAAAGCGTCAAGTGTGAATCATTACCGACTGAAAATTACATAAGGGTTAGTGGAAGATGTTGGGGAGAGAAGCTATTCAGAAGAGTTGTAACGAAAACTTATGAGAACAAAAAGGGCGAAGAAATTGTTAAGGATCTGCTTGATTACTATGTTGGCTTAAGCCATGTTAGAGATTCAACAGAGCTTGTTGAAGACACGGATACTACGTACACGAAGCTGGAATATGAAAACACGCCTGTCTTCGACATTCTAAAGTACATTGTTGAAAGCAGCGATAAGGCTGGTGTCATAGGCTTTGATTTTCGTGTTGCTCCAGACGCTAAATTTGAGTTTTTCCCAAGAAATAGCAAAACTTCAGCAGTGGGCCTAAGCGAGAAGATTGAGCAGAGTGAGTATCGCAAGGACATATTTGGGGTTCGGAATAAAATCTCGGTTTATGGGGCTCAAAATCGTATGGAACCAAGTGATGGAGATGCATGGACAGAGCCTGCTTCGGAACCGCCTGAAAACTGGGTTTTGGATCATGGCGAGGGTGTGCATCGGTCTGGAATATACGTGAAGGTTGGGTCTTATTCCATTTTTGGTAGAGCTGACCCGAACACGTATCGTGTGACGTTTCATCGTAACCTTTCTGGGCTTTCGCCTTTCTATTATTCAATGCTAAAGTTTTGGTGTCTTAGCCAATATGTTCCTCAAGACCATCGTTGGATTCGGCTTTTAGCACCTGACGATAATAACTATTTTCAAAAATCAGACTTCACCGTTGGATACACAAGCATGAGTGATTGGAGACTTAACGAGTTGCCCTTGGGTAAATCGCAAGAGTATGATGCTTTAACAAATCCTAACGGGATATGGACGAAGACAGGTAGTCCCTCATGGTTTAACATAAGCGCAATAAAATTTGAAGCTCAATGGAATTTACAATGGGACCTTTACATTGACGGATTATTCTTTGATAAGGGTCGATTCAAGAATACACAAGAGGACTCAACGAGCCAAAATAATTATGGAGTTAGAGAATTAGTTGACACTGACGAGGAGCTGTACAGTGATAATGAATGCATGTTAAGGGCTAAGGCTATTCTTGCTCAGCTGAAGGACCCAGCGGAATACCTTACAATAAGAAGCACAGTAATAGACTATGGAAATACGCCTCTTTTGCCAGCTGACAAAATCCATGTAACCTTGCCGAATGAAAATGTCAATGCTGATTTCCGCATTTTAAGTGTGGAATATCATGTTGACGCAAAAACGCAAACATTAGAAATCACTTTAGAGCTGGGACGTGAACGTCCCCTCCTGGCTGATTACTTATACGCTTTACGCAGCAAAACGGACCATTTGAGCAGACACAAGATTCCGAGGATGATTTAATGAGTGTTGGCAAGAGTGAACTGAAAAGGCTGAGGGAGAAGCTGAAGCGAAAACAAGTTGAAGGTGTAACAAGATAAGAAAGCGA